CGCGTACTGACTCATTTTGTATTAATTCCCGATGTGGGTGGCAACGCCTGTATTTAGCAGGTGTGGGGTGCCCCCGATGTGTCCGCCATGACTAACCTCGATAAATTCGGCTTTTCGTAGGAAATCCGGTATCGTCCCGGCCCCGGTGTAGGACATAGCCGAGCGTAAACCACCATCTAATTCACGGAAAATATATTCTACCGAGGGTCCGGCGGGAATTTCAACGCAAACGCCCTCTGATGCCCTCCAGTCGCGTCCTGTGGCCTCCATGAACGCCCGGGAGGATTGTCCCCGATATAATTTCTTACCGTTATCAAGAACTTTTCCCGCTGTTTCGGACGAACCGGCAAACAGTGAACCGACCATGACCGCATCGGCCCCCAATCCGATAGCCTTGGCTACATCCCCGGGGTAGCGAATACCACCATCGGCAATAACGGCCACGGAATAATACTCCGCACCCTTTACTTCGTTAGCAACATTATAGATTGTCGTTGCTTGGGGAACCCCATGAGCCGCGACTATGTTTGTCTGGCATACGCCGCCCCCGGAAATACCAACTTTGATTCCTACAATATTATAATTGTATGAATAACCAATACCGCGAGATGTTTTTCGAAGAATATCCCGGGCGGCATTTGCGGTACAAATATTTCCGACAATCATCAACTGATCGAGGGTATTCGTTATTTCAAAAATTTTACGAAAGGCATGTTCGGAATGTGCGTGTGCAATATCAAGAGTTAAGATCGGACGATTGTTAGTAATCTTCGAACATACGGATTTTATCCATTCGATCGGGGTATTAATACCCACACTGAAAATGACGGGAAGTTTTTCCTCATGCAATCGCAGGATTTCTTTTTCGTACGCACCAAGGGTGGGATAGAACCTATGAAGAATTCCAAGTCCGCCTAATTCGTTCATTTTCTTAGCCATAGAATATTCCGTGATGGTATCCATATTAGCCGAAATGATAGGGGATTTAAAAGTGTATTCCTCACCCAATCGAAAGGATAAATCCATCGAATCTTGATATCGAGAACGAATGGACGAATATTGAGGCACCATCGAAATATCATCATACGCAAGAAATTTACTTGGCCGATATTCTTCACCTAAAGCATTAATAAATTTCATATTTTCATACCCCTTGATTGTATTTCGTTCTGGATAGATTCGATTTCTTTTGACGAGTTAATCATTTCTTTCTTCATCACTTTTCGGCTTTCGTACAACTGATTCATTAGAACGGACAGAAATCCATCCTTATCTGTCCGGAATAGATATCCGTTCGCCGTGAACCCCACTTCAAGTTTTTGGCAAGCCTCAATGAGTTCCGTCGGGATATCTTTGTCCAATGTTTGTTGTATACTGATATTAACCCGATCCCCATCCATATATTTGAGGAGTGCATCACAATGAGGATTAGATTCTTGAGTCTTTCGATTCTGAATCGCCTGTCTCGTGACCAAACTTTCCGGGGAAATATTCTTACCTCGTATCAAATTCGGATACATGGATGCGAGATCGAAGGTAGCAACATAGTTGTACATATTTGGAATCGGTTCCATCACATACGCACCGGCGAATTGAGAACCCTTCTCGACATTTTCTCGAAAGGGAATGACAATATCTTGTTCTCGTAGATGGTTGTAAATTAGTGCATCCCAAGTTTTAACGGGGGAATACACATCCTCGTAATTTACCTTGGCCGTGTACGCAATCTGAATTTGTAGTTCGAGGAGTTTAAGTTTCTCTTCTAACTTACGAATGATCACAACATCGTGGAGGTTATATTCCATGAACATCTGAAAATTCTGTGTGTAGAATTGTTTCATGCTCGGATATAATTTTTTCCAGTTAATTTTCGCATCACCAAGTTCGACTTTAGCGATGTGATCCAAGGAATATGATTCTCTCGGGGTGAAGACATACTTCTTGTAGAGTTTCATATAATCTAAGTGAGAAATTCCCACCACATCGAAGGACAGATTATGATTTCCATAAAAATCTTTGATACTTTTAGACTTGACGACACCCCACGGGGATAGTAGGTTGACGGTGGTATCCCCGAATAGATACCTAATTCTTTCTACGAGATATGAGATATCAAAGAATGTCGAGTTCCATCCGGAAATGATATCAAAATCTAGATGGCTCCATAATTCGATAAAGTAGTTGAGAAGATCGGATTCCGAATCAAATTCATGACATTCGATTTCTAATTCTGGTCTGGATTCTATTTGGAATTTGCCTAGACCAAGAACATACGCCGTTTCGCCATGAATAATTGAAATGGCATTAACCTTTTCCGTGGGGTGGGATATATTCGGGAAACCCTCCTCACATTCGGTTTCAATGTCAAAGTAGCATGTGCTTAAATCTTTGAGAAATAATTCGGGATTGTGAGAATTACCATGATACAAATCGGATATGAATTGCGTAGTCCATGTATCTTGTCCGTATAGATTGTACCCGCGAACCCCCGAGCGTTCCTCGATGAATCCCTTACAATCCCACATTGTTCCGGGCTGGATTGGTTCGACCGGATATCCTTGAAGGTCTTTGTACCGATTGTCGGCTGTATTGTTGACTCGCGTGTAGAGAGTAGGATAATACTCCATCTTTCGGCGGATTCTCTTACCGGATGGTGAATATCCCTGAATTCCGATTTTATTACCAAGTCGGGACACATTTGTATAATTCATATTGTAATTTTCTTTCCTAAGAATGATTCATCGAAACTTATACATCTTTCAGTATTTCATTCAAATTTTTGTAAAACACATCAATGTCCCGGGTGTTTTCCGCAAATTTAACATTTCGAATTTGTCCAAGCAAAGGACTATTATGATAATTGGACCGATGAGCATTTTCCAGCGTAACCCCGATTTCCTCGGACGCATGGGTGTAGACAGGCTTATTTAAGTCGATTCGGGCTGGACCACCGACCACAAAAAAATTATATCCGCCGAAATCTCGAACCATCTCAAATTCGTTCATGAATCGAACATCGTCGATGATAACAATCGAGTCGTCCGTGAAAGAATCAACTTTCTTTCTTGCAAGATTAACCCACCAATTCTGATCGTGATTCCGAAGAACATCGGTTCCGATATACTGTCCGAGATGACGATACAGATCCATGTGCGTCTCTTTGAAGACCCCCAACACCTTGAGAGAATCCCGAATGGGATCAGCAAAACTCAATCGCCGCACCGGGCGATTTGGATATGATCGATTTAAATATGTTTCCGTGTACTCTGCGGCGGTCGTCTTTCCGGATCTAGCACACCCGGAATAAGCAATAACAATCATAATCTAATTTCCTTTTATGAATTTCCGGTCGAGCCGAACCCACCATCCCGATCGGTTTTCTGTTCGATGTCCGAAACCCATGTAAATTGAGTCTTAGTTACAGGGACAATTTCTCCTTGAGCGATACGATCAAGATGATTGATAGTGATAGTTTTTTGAGATATATTCTCTACCATGATAAAAGTTTCTTGCGTATAGTCGGAATCAATCACACCCTCCCCATTCGCAAGGCGTAGCCCTTTAAGAGCAAGTCCGCTACGCATATGAATTCTCATACTGTAATTTTCAGGAATATCAAAGATTAGACCCGTTGGAATGAGAAAGGTATACCCGGGCCGGATATCAAGTCCCTCTTGATACACCCTCACTTGAGTATCCTCTTTCTCCCCGGTATTGTGATTGACTCGCACAATTGGTCGATTTGGGGAAAAATACGCCTGTAAATCAAAACATGCGGATTGTTCCGTAGCATATCTCGGTAAAATCGCGGCATCGTATAGTTTCTGACATCCAATAATCATTTTTTGCTCCCAATATTATACTTTGGAACCAATTTCCAATGGTTTTTGTCTTTAAATGCAAGAATTTTAATTCCACTAAGATCCGATTCCTCATCGGTCTGAGTCGGATCGAGAATTTCTAAGAGACCCCAATCCTCCAACAAATTTACAATTGTGTTTCTCCGTAAAAGATCATCCTCGGGTACAGGCTTATTCTGACCATCGAGGATAAACATTTCCTTAAAATGTACAATTGCGTATCGGTTTTTCTTATGTAAGATATGACAACTCTGATATATGGTCTTATCTCTGTATGACGCAATACCGATTCGAGTCAGAGTTTCGACAATTTTTAAGAAATTTTCATCTTTACTTAAGCGAATTTCAACACCAACACCACGAAATAAATTATCATTCATAATACGAGTACTCCATTATCTGTAGATTATTCATTTTTATTTATTCGCTGGTAGATTTGTAGAATTTCGTCGCATTTTGCTTGGCTTAGGATTGTCATATAATCCTTCGCCTCTTTCTTACTTACTCGGTAGTATAGTTTGATAGCATTGATGAGATCAAGATTTTCTTTTTCCGGCTTATGCCACTTTGAAAACCGTTTGCGGGCTTGAATGCCGGTCAGACAAGTCATGTAGTGAGCCTCATCCGTGAGGTTGTATTTTCCAAGAAGATATCCGGTCGATAATGTATCCAGAAAGTAAGATAGACTTCGATTGATAAGAAATTGAGAATATTCGGGATTTGACTGACCAGAAAACAGATTATTTTTTTCAACATAAATTGATTTAAGATACTGGCCTAGGTCCATAATGTATTATTCCTCAAAATCTAAATTCATAGAAAAATTATTCTTACGAATTTTTAATTGTTTAATAAGTTCCGTCGGAATCATTTTCCAAGTATCGGTACTTAAATCATGAAATGGAATCATGTAGAAACTATCGTACATGGTCTTTCCCACCCAATGAGATTGCGGGCGGGACATGATAAGATCCATACTCAGATCCTCGTACAATCCCGTGTCGATATGTTGAAGTCTACCATCGAAATCCTCATAAAAAATTCGGACGATATCGATCATATTTTGTTCACGGGGTTCGCTTAGAATATCATGAAAATACTTCTCGGTGAAATATTCCATGTATCCGAATCCGATAGCACCATCACCAACGGGAAGTTCCTTTATGTACATACCCTGAAGCATATTCATAAAATACATCGATCGGTTTGTAAAAAATTGAATTCGTAGGTTACTGCATATTGTTGCAAAATGATAGTACTGATGACCCATGAAAGTATCGTGGAGAAGATAATCATCCTCGTCCGACATATTTTTTATATCTATAAGATCCAGTAAACGAAAATCTTTATTTTTAATTTTGGTATACTTTTTCTTTATATCGGACGGCTTAATTTTCTTCACATCACTCTGTTTTGTATTGAGAGTGATTAAAATTTCATTTATATCTTTTTCAAATTTATCAATTTTAAACACATTATGCAGAGACACAATCTTTCGATGTAAGTCTTGTGCGGTCGATGCCGGATCTAGTATTTCGAATTTCATTGGAATTCACAATCCACCATAAGTTCGGTTAAACAGGCCATCATATGTAGTTCCGGATCGGCAATGACCGCCGACTCATGAGCATACTTTGAGATAAGCAAAACCGCTATAGGCGTCGTATTTTGAGAGATGACCGCGTTATTCTTCTCATACCTGTTCCATATAAAATGAAACATCGAAGAATAAAATTCTTGCGATGCAATATTAGAATTATTACTGACCCACTTACGAACATCACCGTATTTCTTTTTCTTAAGTAGATCAAAGACCTCGGCAAAATTGACCGATGATGATGCACTAATGACGGTAACATCAGGAGTATCATTGGAAACGGATTGTTGGATCCTTCCGAGCAATTTACGAATATCGGGATAGTACGCGACGACCGCCTTCCCTAAAGTTTCCGCTTCAAACTTAATACCCTCGGATTGAAGAATGGTGACACACCGAGAGTAGATCGCACCTAGAGTTTTTTCCTTTTCCTTTTTAGGAATATTAAACTCTACGAGAGGGCATCTTGATTGGAGGGCATTGATAATTCTATTAGGAAAATTACAAGTAAGGATAAACGAACAGTTTCGGCTATATTCCTCGATAAGTGATCGAAGGGCCGACTGAGCATTTTGTGTAAGGTAATCCGCCTCATCCAGAATGATGAGTTTTCGAGAATTACCCATGACGGATTTTGTAGATGCGAATTGTGTAATCTTTGTCCGAACAACATCAATACCATTCTCATCCGATGCGTTGATTAGAATCGAATCAATATCCAACTGGTTTGCAAGGCATCGAGCAACGGTCGTCTTACCCGTTCCCGACTGGCCTACAAATGTCATATTTGGAATAGATCCCTTCTTTAGAATTTCCTCGAATCCGGATCGTAGAGATGCGGATAGAATACAGTCATCAATGGTTTGCGGGCGATATTTTTCAACAAACAAATAATCATAATTAAGCATAATAAATTACTTTCCCCCGGGGTAAACACTACTGTCCATCAAGGAAACCCAATATCGAAGGTTGATCGCCTTATGAGTAAATCGACTGATTACCTTCGCCGACAAATCAACCGTGTAATCACCGGGGAAACTCGGAATTGCCGAAATATCAAAGTGATAATCAAATTCCGGTAAATCGGTATCCTCACTCAACTGAAATTCAAAATAATCTTGCGTCGGGGCCGATGTGGATCCTCGGTTCGACGATTCGAAGACTTTTGCGTAGAGTCCATCAGCCTTCGAAAAGATTCCGAGTGTATCTAGTTTGAGAGAAGATGCCGCCCCGATGATGCGTGATCTTTGCTCCATACTCAGATCGAAACTTACGGCAACCTCGAAATCCTTGACGCTTCTTTTGATCGTCGTGAGCATATTTTCCGGGGTGAGATAATACTTGACCTTTGATTTCTCCCGAGACATGAGAACATAATTATCAGAAATTTGAAGTTCCGCCTCGTCTCCTAGAATTTTTACAGCATTGAGAAATTTACTAAGATCATAAATTCCGACGGATTTATCAAATGATACTTGATCGGATGTGTACTCGGCCACCATACAACTATCATCTCGAATGCTCCGGATGGTATTTCCCGGCTCGATAAGAAGATTCAAATTTATAGTTGCAAAATTTTTCAGAATGCCGATTAATTCGCTGTTTAACTTCATGGTAAATGTTTCCTATTTTATACAAACTGTTGACTTGATGGGTCGTGTAATAATCTCAGAGATCGAGATTTCGTACTATCAATAAATTTTACATCATAAATTATAATTCCCCAATTAAATACACTATTGTTTAATTCTTCCATAATATACTCGGAAATCTCGGATAGATTCTTCAGATAATTGACCTTCGTGTACTGAGAACATATTTCCGAAAGGCATCCCTGAGAGATGTTTAATAAGGAATCCCCGTAGTCCTGAACATTCACATATAGTTTTTCAACATTTCGAATTCGGTACCGGATTGAGAGTGACATTGATATGTCCGTACCATCTTTGAGGGTCACTGTCTGGTATGTAGTGTCGATCACGGCCTCCGCTGTGTTCTCGACCAAGATACTTTCAAACCAAGTCCAATACCAGTGGATCCCCGTGCGGATTTTCTTTCCTCGAAAATTAAATCCGAGACCGGTCTTGTAAAAACATCTATTCAGTGGACGCCCAAATCTAAATTTCACACCTTGCTCGTAGCAATGTATCATTCTGAGTTGAATCGGGGATAATTTCGCAAAGTTAGTCAGAACCGTCGTTAATATGCTCGTCGGGTCCATCGTAGTGTCCTTTCAGCCGAGATCACTAGAGGTATTTATGATGGATCGGGTGTTTGGCGAGCAGAACTCATTGAATTTCTCGGGATTTTTGCTCATCTCATCAACGATGCGAATAGTCATATCCAGCACCCCGCGAAATGATTTTAATTTTTTAATTTCAGAAATATAAAAATATTCACGATCGGTAAATGTCAAATCGGAATACAGTCTTCGATAGATCAATCTATTGAAAAAATGCGCTGTATTAGGATCTACATCTTCTAGGCTAAAGAAATTTAAATGTGTATGCAAATATTCGAAGGATTGTTGATAGATATTATCAATTGCCGATAACTTTTTAATTATTAATTTATCAATTCGAATATCTTCAATAATATTGACGGCATTTTTAAATTGTTCTACTTTTATAACATCGGGGCAGTTTGCGTATATTTTACGAATACAGAATTTTGGTGTGTGGAGAACATGAGAAACCTCATGTAAGATTAGATGATCGACGACATACCCCGGAACATCATTGATAAAATCAGGAAAGTAAATTCTCTTGATCTGCAAATCAACCGAAGCGGTTGTACTATTCTCAATACAAAAATCAATATTATTATCAATCATTAACTGATAATAATTTGAATCATAAATTGAGTGTGTACATTCAGTAGTTTTTATGATCAGGGTTCCCCGGCTTGGGATGAACAATTCCTCTATATTTATCACCGGCTCGGAGCCCCACCCGGTCCCCGGACTAGATTGGTGGCCGAAAGAAAAAAAAATTTTCCGCTTGACTTCGGGGTTTTGGGGGTGTATGATCAGAGTGTCTTTTATGATGTATCCAGGAACTTCTTAAATACAGAAGATTATTCAATATAAATACTATCATGAATGAATCGTTAGGTAGGCTACAAAATCAGCCGACAAACTTTAATGAACTAAAAAATACTTTCTTTGAATTCAAGATTCAAGGTTTGGATAATGTTAACTTTTTCGTACAGGCCGGAAATCTACCCGGGTTAGTCTTAGGTCGCATCGAACATTCAACCCCCCTCGGGAAAGTCAATTGGGCGGGGGATCATGAATTCGAAGAATTACAAATTCGGTTCGTCGTCAATGAGGATCTAGATAATTGGCTAGAAATATTCCTCTGGATGAAGGAACTTGCGAATATCGGAACATTCAACGATTACACACCGGCATCTCGTCTAGGTAAAGATGGTACACTGTTCATCAAGACAAATAAACTGAACAGTAACTTCGCCGTGAAATTCTACAACATTATCCCGACAAACATAACGGGTATTGATTTTGACGCATCATCGGATCAACCGGAAATGGTAACATGCACCGTTAGCTTTGCATACACAAATTATGATTTAGAGAGGATGTAATATGAATTTTGATGAGATTGTGACACACGCGAGGCAAGATGTCTTATCCCCGGATGAAATTAATCTAGATGAGTGGTCTTTAAAAATTCCACAGATGCACCAAAAATGGTCATATCTATTCTATCAAGAAAAATTAAAACTAGGCAAACTAGAGAAGAACTTCAATAAATTACTTCGAGTGATGTACGAGTACTACAATGGCAAACTGTGTGAGGATGATCTAAAACAATATAATCTACAGCCATTCGATAAAAAAATTCTAAAGAAAGATATCGAATACTACCTCAAGGCGGATGATCTACTACAAGATATCAATGAAGAAATTACCAATCAAAAAGAAATAGTTTCCTTTATCGAAAGAAAGATTAAGGAAGTTATGAATATGCAGTGGAACATTCGATCGGCTATCGATCATAGAAAATTTATTAGTGGGGGATAACAATGGAAAATACTATTATGGACTCAAATGTACACGCCCGTTCGTTTTTAAATTTTATTGCAAATAAATGTAAAAAACCAACCAAGATTCTCAACAAAGACGGAATTATCACGGTGGAATGGAATATTGATACGAAAGACTTCTATTCTTTTGATATTTTTCAAGATGGATCTATGATTGCATCCAAAACCAAAAATTCTACACATGAATATGACGAGATTTATATCAATAGTATTGTTGAAATTGATAATATTTTAAAAAATAATTTTAAAGATGTATTAAATATGAATGGATTTGTAAATGAGCATAGTATCCCGTCTACCAAAGTATCATGATTACACCACGGATGATGTGAATCACATACAGGAATGTTTTACCGCCGCATCACAATCCCCGGATAAGAGTACTCAAGTCCGTGCCCGGAGAGTTTTCGCCGATGGTTCGGGGCATATGGGGTGGAATAAATTTTCCTACGGAATACTCACGGATGACTATCCCGACAAGTATCATGTCATTCGACACGCCGAACATGATGCGATTTATAATTCTTCTTACACAAAACAAAATTCCACTCTGTACTGCACTTGGTTTTCCTGCCATAACTGTGCCCAACTGATCATTGATGTTGGCATCAAGACCGTGATCGGTTATTTGCCTGTGTATGAATTTATCGAAAGTCTTGATGGGTTTCAGGGACAAAATTGGTATCACTCTATCATGAGCGGGCTTGATATGTTCGATCGGTGTGGTGTCGAATACAAAGTGATTCCCGATAAAATTGAACACAAACCCATTCTGATCAAAGGGAAAATCTTCCCGAGTGCCTAAATATAGGTACTATGACCAATGTAATCATTGAAAAATTAGATGATGTCCATCTGCGAATCCATTGCGAGGATTCCATATCCCGAGAAATTGACGATCACTTTTGCTTCGAGGAACCAAACGCATCCTACAATCCACAATATCGAAGCGGGCGGTGGGATGGAAAGATTCGAATGTTCTCCGTGAAGACCGGTAAACTATACATCGGATTGTTCTTAAATCTTTGCGTATTCCTCAGAAAAAATGGATATGAATACGAATTTGATCCGGATATCTTGCCCGGTACGAGTATTTCCCCGGACGAGTGTTTAAAATTTATGACGGATGAATTGAATGTTCATTCCGGCGGGAAAAAATTAACCCCAAGATCATTTCAGATCGAGGCTTTGGCGTACGCGATTAGTATGAAGCGTGCGGTGGTCATTTCCGCCACGGCGTCCGGAAAATCTCTGGTCATCTATTCTCTGATTCGATATTATCAAAAAATTACAAATAAAAAGATTTTACTGATCGTCCCAAATATTGATCTTGTCAATCAGATGTACTCCGATTTTCAAGATTATTCATCCGAGGATGCCGCGTGGAATGTTGAGGATAATTGTCATAAAATATTTCAGGGACAAGATAAAAATTCAACACAACAAATCTATATCTCAACATATCAATCTATCTACGACTTGGATAAAAAGTATTTTTCACAGTTTTCGGTTCTTCTCGGCGATGAAACTCATAAATTTAAGGCCAAAAGTTTAAAGGCTATCGGGGTTAAGATGACGGACACCCCCTATAGGGTGGGGTTCACCGCCACCTTACAAAGTCCTCATGTCCATCGCTGGGTGATCGAGGGATTATTCGGACCCGCGAAGAAATTCGTCACGGCCCGAGAAATGATTGAAATGGGCCATGCACCGGATGTGTCGATCGAATGTATTTGTCTCAACTATTCCGATGATATGCGTCGTGCCACCCACGGTAAAAAATACTTTGACGAGAAAACATCTATTGTTGAATTCCCTAAGAGAAATAAATTTATCGTAAATCTCGTCAAGAGTCTTAAAGGTAATAATCTTGTCCTCTTTGAATATATTGAAAAACATGGGGATATTCTTTATCCTATGTTGCAAGATGCTCTCAAAGATAGGAATGTATATTATGTTTGTGGTAAAATTCCGAAAGAAGATAGGGAATATATTCGAAAAATCATCGAAACCAAGGATAATTGCGTCATTTTGGCGTCATACGCGGTGTTTTCCACGGGTATTTCGATCAAGAAAATCCACAATCTCGTGTATGCGTCCCCGGCTGGTAAGAGTGAACTAACGATCCCTCAGACGATCGGGCGACAGTTGCGGCAGCACGCAAGTAAGGAATCGACAAAGATTTACGATATCGTGGACGATCTAACATGGAAGAACAAACCGAATTTCGTGATGAATCACTTTCGCAAACGAGTTGGGATTTATATCGAGGAGCGACACCCGTATAAAATTATCCCAATCCGGTTCTAACCCGGGGTTGACTTCGTATGTGGGTGGGACTATAATATCCAGTACGGTGTGTACATCTAGGAGCAATATGTATGGCGAAGAAGAAGGCAACGCGTAAAAATTATGTTGACAATCAAAAATTTCTTGAAGAAATCAACGCATATCATGCGGAATTAAAAATTAACCCGGATACACCTATCCCGGATTATATTGCAATGTGTTTCGTTAAAATATCAGAAAACTTAGCACGAAGACCCAATTTTACCAATTACAATTACAAGGATGACATGATCTCCGAGGGATTGTTTGATTGTCTAAAGGCGGTCAACAATTTTGATGTGAATAAGAGCCAAAATCCCTTTGCGTATTTTACGCAAATCTGCTGGTATGCGTTTATTCGTGTAATCAATAAAGAAAATAAACAGCAGGTTATCAAGTATAATCTTATTCGTGATAATAATATGCATGGTGATTATACTAATTGGCTCATTCAGAATAAGCATCTAGACCCCCATGCGAATGAGGAGGATTTGCAGGCCGCGTACGGTGCCGCGGAAACATCTAAGCCGAAAAAAGAGAAGCCGCCGAAACAAAAGAAAAATTTAGAAAAATTCGTAGAGGGTGAGACGCAAAAATGAAAATTGCCATTATTTCTGACCAACATATCGGGGTAAGAAACAACAGCAATCATTTTTTGAATTACTTCAGTAAATTCTACGAGGATGTGTTTTTCCCAACCCTTAAAGATCAGGGTATCACAACCGTTATTAATTGCGGCGATACTCTCGACAATCGAAAATCTCTCAATATTCTAACTCTTCAAAAGTTCAATGATATGTGGATATCAAAACTTCTCAAGAATAACATCACCGAGCATGTTATTCTTGGAAACCACACATCGTACTTCAAAAACACGAATAGAATCAACTCTTTAAAATCCATATATGAGCCTCATTCCCATTTGTTGCACCTGTACGATGTGGAGCCATCTGAGGCCGTCCTAGGGGGCGTCAGGATCGGGCTTGTCCCGTGGATTACGACGGATACTCATGATGTGTGTATCGAGTTTATCAAAAATACCAAGGCGACGATCCTCTGCGGACATTTCGAGATTACCGGGTTCGTGATGGATGGGAATATGAAGTGTGAATCCGGACTATCACACAAGTTATTCTCTCGCTTTCATCATGTATTTTCGGGTCACTTCCACAAGAAGCAATCAATCGGGAATATTTCCTATGTCGGTTCTCCGTATGATATGACTTTCGCGGATTGTGGGGAAACGAAGGGGTTCCACACTCTAGACACAGACACGGGGGAGGTGGGGTTCACCCCCAACCCCAACAAAATGTTTTACAAATTGTATTATGATGAAAATAAACTCAGTATAGACGATGCGTACGACTTCAAAAATTTCAAGGATGCGTATGTTCGGTTGATTGTTCCGAGCAAAAAGAATTCCATTCTCTTTGAAAAAATATTGACCGAGTTGGACGCATCGGGACTCTATGATTTATCAATTGTCGAGTTAAATGAGGATGTTATTGAGGGTGAATCTCTTGATATGTCTCTATCGACTCTAGAAATTATTGAGGAGCATGTTGATGAAATTGAGGATTCCGCAAATAAAGAGTTGATTAAGAAAACTCTGAGACAAATTTATACGGAGGCGATAAATCTATGATAGGAATTTACTTTAAAAAAGTGAAAATGCGAAATTTCCTATCCGTAGGAAATACTTATATTGAATATGATTTAAATCAAAAAGGTTTAACTGCTATTGTTGGTAAAAATGGTAGTGGAAAAACTCTTTTGTTAGATGCAATTTCGTATTCTTTATTTGGTAAATCTTTTAGAAATTGCAATAAGCCTTTGCTTGTTAATTCTATTAATGAAAATAATTGTGTTGTCGAGTTGTTCTTAGATATCAATGGAATCCCCTACAAGATCATTCGGGGCCAGAAGCCAAACATCTTCGAAATTTATAAGAATGATGTCTTGATTGATCAAGATTCAAAGGCAAAGGATTATCAGACTCATTTTGAGACTAATATTCTTAAAATGAATTACAAGTCCTTTACATCCGTGGTTGTTCTCGGATCGGGAAACTATGTCCCCTTCATGAAATTAACCGCCCAAGACCGCCGGGATGTGATTGAGGATTTGCTAGATATTCAAATTTTTTCAAAGATGAAGACCGTCCTGAAGGAATATTCAAATGATAACGCGAATGAGTTGAGAGACCTTGAAAGAGAACTTACAATCCTCGATGAAAAAATTCGTCTTCATA